CTTGGTTGTGTAAATATAGATGTAAACCATCTTGGTAAGCCTGTAATTTTTTAAGGAGAAAGATATGAGCGAACACAAGGAATCTTTAGTTAAGGTTCTCGAGTATCTCGTCAATGATGAGCAGGATAAAGCTGCTGATCTCCTACATACAGTTTTTGTTGAGAAAGCCAAAAATCATTGGGCAAGTATCACTGAAGACGACGATATTGTAGAAGACGAGATTGCTGAAGAGGATCTAGATGAAACTATCGATCTTGATGAAGCTGACGATGATTCAGAGGACGATGAAGTAGAAGAAGCGATTGACGTTTCTGATGCTGAAGAAGATTTCCTTGATGATATCGAAACAGCCGAAGAAGAGATTGAAGACGAAGAAATCATGGACGATGAGGACATGGATGACGAAGAAATGGCAGAACCAGAAATGGATCTGGCAATGAGCATGGATGACGAAGGCGAAGACGAGTCACCAGAAGAAGAAGCAGAAGAAGCTATGGCAAATGTTGAAGATGCAATTGCAGAACTACGTGCCGCTTTTGCAGATCTAATGGGCGACGAAGAACCAGCTGAAGAACCAGAAATGGAAGAATCAGTTGAGCCTATGGAAGAAGCTGCAACACTAAGTGCAGTCAATGTTTCACACAGTGATAGCAGTGACAAAGCAAGTCCAGTTGCTGGAAATGCAAAAGCACCAACAGATGCAAAAGCTCATCCAACTGATACCTCAGAGGAATCAGGACGTACAGCACCTGCGGCAAAAGACATGGGTGTACGTGGTCCACAAGAAGCAGGCGATCTTAGCGCAGCCCCAAAGGCTACAAGCGAAGATAACAAAAGCGACAGTCCAATCAGAGGAATGAAGTAATATGTTTACCTCGCTAAAAGAGCACTTAACATTTAATCAGGCAAACATTGTCACCGAAGCTATTGAAGAAGCTAACGGTAGCAAAAGCCTGTACATGAAAGGTATCTTTATTGAAGGCGATGTACGCAACCAAAATAACCGTATCTACACCAAAGAAGAAATTCATAATGCTGTTAAAGCAATCAATGAAAAAATCAAAAATGGATACAGTGTTTTAGGCGAAGCTGATCACCCAGATGACCTTAATATCAATCTTGATCGTGTGAGTCACATGATCACAGAGATGGATATTGACGGCGCTAACGGTATCGGTAAGCTAAAAATATTACCAACTCCAATGGGAAACATTTGTAAAACCCTATTAGAGAGTGGTGTAAAACTAGGCGTGTCAAGCAGAGGCAGCGGCAATGTAAATGAAAGCGGTATAGTCAAAGACTTTGAAATTATTACTGTAGACATAGTTGCAAATCCAAGTGCTCCGGATGCATATCCCGATCCAATCTATGAAAGAATTATGAATCATAGTCGGGGTAATGTACTAATGGATGTCGCTAGTGCAGTTAGACACGACAACAGAGCACAACGTTATCTCCAGGAAGAGGTGACAAACTTTATTAAAAACCTGAAGTATAGGAGAGATTAATATGGCTCATGCAATGGATGAACTATTAAGCTCAACTGCGCTCTCCGAAGAGGTTAGATCTTCACTATCTGAAGCCTGGGAAACCCAGCTAACAGAAGCTCGTGAGGCAATCACAGCTGAACTTAGAGAAGAATTTGCACAGCGTTATGAGAATGACAAAGGGCAAATTGTTGAAGCTATGGATACAATGATTGGCGAAGTTATTGCTAAAGAACTAGAAGAGTTCAAGGAAGACAAAGCCAAAGTTGCAGAAGATCGTGTAGCATATCGCAAACACATGAAAGAGCATGCAAAAGTGCTTGATTCATTTGTGATGGATACACTTCGCAAAGAAATTAACGAACTTCGCGAAGACCGCAAGTTGCAAGAAACTAACATGTCTCAGTTAGAGGGATTTGTTATGGAGCAACTCACTAAGGAGCTCAATGAGTTTCATGAAGACAAACGCTCACTAGTTGAAGCGAAGGTCAAAATGATCAAAGAAGGCAAAGAAGTTATCAACGAAACAAAGCGTGAGTTTATTGCTAAATCAGCAGCAAAAATCGAAAACATTCTTGAAAATACTATCAAGAATGAACTTACAACACTGCGTGAAGATATTCAAACAGCCAAAGAAAATACATTTGGACGTAAGATTTTCGAAACATTTGCAGCAGAGTTTATGAGCAGCTACCTCAATGAAGGTACTGAAGTTGCAAAACTAAACAAAGCAATGGATGAACTACAAGTTAAACTTGATGAACAAGCCAAAACAATTGCTGACAAAGAAGTTCAACTGCAAGAATCTGCTCGCAATGCTCGCATTGCAACAGACAAAGCAGAACGCAAAGCTATCATGCAAGAGATGATGGCTCCACTATCTAAGCAGCAACGTGAAATAATGGGTGCATTACTTGAAAGTACACAAACAGACAAGCTACAAACTGCATTCAACAAGTATCTACCTTCAGTATTGAAAGAAGATGCTGTAAAACCAGAAAAGAAGGTACTAAGTGAATCTGTAAAAGAGATCACTGGAAACAAAGCACTAATAGAGTCAGCAGAAGCTGAGTCAGGTGCAGACATTGTTTACCTTCGTAAACTAGCCGGTATTAGTTAAGGAGACCGAAAATGGCAGACAACCTAATGGAAAATTGGGCACAAACCAAAGAAGCCCTAACAGACGGTCTAACTGGAACAAAAAAGCAAGTTATGGAAACAACACTTGAGAACACTAAGAACTACCTCGCAGAGGCAGTGACAGCTGGTGCAACTCAAAGTGGTAATATTGCTACACTTAACAAGGTTATCCTTCCAGTGATTCGTCGTGTTATGCCAACTGTTATCGCCAACGAGATCGTTGGTGTTCAGCCTATGACAGGCCCAGTTGGACAAATCCACACACTACGTGTGCGTTATGCAGAAACATATGACACAGCAGTAGCAGGTGATGAGGCTCTAAGCCCATTCGCAATTGCAACTGGATATTCTGGTAATGCAACAACAAACAGAGCGGAAGCAACTAGCGCACTTGAAGGTGAAGCTGGTAAGAAAATGAGCATCCAAGTTCTAAAGCAAACTGTAGAAGCTAAAACACGTAAGCTATCTGCACGTTGGACTTTTGAAGCTGCTCAAGACGCTCAAAGCATGCACGGTCTAGACGTCGAAGCAGAAATCATGCAAGCACTTGCACAAGAGATTACTGCTGAAATCGACCAAGAGATCATTGCAAGCCTAACAAGCCTAGCAGGCGCAGCAGCTGACACATACGCACAAGGTAGCGTAAGTGGTACAGCTACTTTTGTTGGTGACGAGCATGCAGCTCTTGCAGTTCTAATCAACAAGAACGCTAACACAATCGCAGCTCGCACACGTCGTGGTGCAGGCAACTGGGCGGTTGTTAGCCCAACAGTACTAACAGTTCTACAGAGTGCAACAACTTCTGCATTCGCACGTAGCACAGAAGGTACTTTTGAAGCACCAACAAACACAAAGTTCGTTGGTACACTAAACGGCACAATGCGTGTTTATGTAAACCAGTATGCAGCTAACGACGATGTCCTAGTTGGTTATAAAGGTTCAACAGAAACAGACGCAGCGGCGTTCTACTGCCCATACATCCCACTGATGTCAAGCGGTACAGTACTAGACCCAGGCACATTTGAGCCAGTAGTTAGCTTCATGACACGTTATGGTTATGTTGAACTAAGCAACCAAGCAAGCTCGCTTGGTAATGCTGCTGACTATCTTGCAAAAATTGCAGTCACAACTGGTCAACTTGCATTTACCTAATAGGTATTTCAAATCAAATACAAAAC